ATAACTGGCTCGCGCGCTCACGGGAGAGCCTGACGGCGCGGCTCATGGCTGACCCGGAGTGGTGCGACGTCAAGGCGGCGGGCTGGTGGGTGTGGGGCATCTCGGCATGGATCGGCGGCGGCTTTGGCGAGCGCGAGATAGGTGCAAGGCTGCCTAGCTCCAACGGTGAGAAGGTCGGCTGTGGCGTCCATCAAGGCGCGAAGTTACCAAGGCTCTCTGGCGACAGGGTCGGATCGGGGATCCATGGCCTCGGCATCGCACCGCTCGCAAGCATCGCTGCCCGTCTACGCAAGGTGCGCGTCGCGTGCGGATCGTGGGATCGAGTCATGGGGCCGTCTGTACTCGCTCATGACCGCGTGTTCAGCGTCGGCGTCGTCCTCGATCCGCCTTACGATGACGGCGCCAAGGTGTACGCCCACAACAACCGCATGTCCGCAGACGTGCGCGCGTGGTGCGTCGCGCACGGGCATATCCCCACGCTCAGGATCGTGCTGTGTGGCTACGAGGGCGAGCATGACGAGCTTGAAGTACTCGGCTGGGATAAGGTTGCGTGGAAGGCGGCGGGCGGATACGGATCGCAAGGCGCTGGTGCGGCACGTGAGAACGCGACACGCGAGCGCATTTGGTTTAGTCCGCACTGCCTGCGCGCTGCGCAAGAGAGCATGTTTTGATCAGCCCCATGGACGATGACGGGCGGCTGCTCCTCAGTCGTGCGCTGGTCGCCGCGCGGGGCGAGTATGCGCGGCGCGACTTCGCGTACTTCGTGCGGCTCGTCCGCCCTGAGTATGACGTCCAGTGGTTCCACGACGTCATGATCTCGGAGCTGGAGCTCGCGGGCACCGCTGACCACGACACACGCTTGGGGCTGTCGCTCCCACCCGGTCACGCCAAGACCGAGTATGCGCTGTTGTTCATGGCGTGGATGTTCGTGCGCGACACCTCGATCCAGATCAAATACATCACCTACTCGGCGACGGTCGCGAAGAGTCAGTTCCGCAGGTTCAAGTACATCTTGAGCGACCCGCTGCTGGTCGCGTACTTCGGCGAGCAGATGCGATCGATCCGTTCGATCAAGACCGACAAGGTCCGCAACTCGATCAAAATCGAGAATATATACGGTCCGGGATTCATCGACGTGACGGGCTTCGGCGGCGAGATCACATCGTCCAGATGCGATCTCGTCGTGATCGATGATCCGCTCAAGGGGCCAGCTCAAGCCAACAGCCTCGCGATCCGCAACGGCAGGTGGGAGGACTACACGAGCGCGATCAAGACGCGACGCCGCGTCAACCGTCCGCTGCGCATCCTGATGTTGTTCACGCGCTGGCACGTCGACGACCTGACGGGACGCTGCAAGCGGCACGAGCCGGACGCATGGCGCTGGGTGGAGCTCGAATGCCTGCGCGACCAGATCGACCACCCGGCCGATCCACGCGAGCCGGGGGAGGCGCTGTGGCCTGCGGTGATCACGCAGGCTCAAGCGGAGAACGAGCGACTGGTATCGCCAGAGGTGTTCATCGCGCTGTTTCAGCAGCGCCCCATGCCTGCCAGCGGTCGCGTGTTCCTGAAGCGCTGGTTTCCCGCCTACACGGTCCTTCTGGCAAAGCGTGGCAAGTGGTATCAGTCGTGGGATTTTCGACACGGCGGAAAAAAGAACGCGGGCTCATACTGCGTGGCGATCCTCGCGTACAAACCCGACGACGAGGAGCGGGTCTACCTGATCGACGTGATCCGCGGTCGATGGGACCCCGCCGAGAGCCATGAAGAGTTTAGACGTCGCCAGCGCAAGACCGAGCAGGCGACCTCAGGCACCGCGTCTCACTGGGGGCGCGCGCCCACGATCGTCCTCGTCGAGAACAAAGCGGACGGCGTCGGCATCCTCTCGCTCAACGCAGGCAAGGTGAGCGGGATGATCCCGATAATGCCGCGCGTGGACAAGGAGACGCGCGCTCGCGCGGTTGCGCCGTTTGCGCGAGCCGGGCAAGTCGTGCTACCAACACAAGCGCGGTGGCTGGCAGACTTCTTGGAGGAGGTCACAAACTTTCCGGCGGCAAATTCTGACGACCAAGTAGACGCCCTCTCGCAGCTGCTTGATTATATCTGGGGAGCGACCGACATCGCTCAGACGAGCGCGGCTGTGACCTCAACATGGGAAGCCCTGATGGGCTAAGGAGACACGATGAGCCTATTAGAACTTGCGACACGAGCCGCGAGTCGCGTCATGCGAAGCGACAGCGCGCTGGGGAACATGCTCACCAGGCTCGGCACCGAGCGCAGCCGGACCGCACACAACCGAGTCAACGGACGACGCGTCCTGACCCTCTCTGAACTCGACGCGATCCAGCAAAACGGCTTGGTGCAGCGCGCGTGCGGCACGCTCCCTCGCGACGCGAGCCGCCAGCTCACGGTCAAGATCCCCGACCTGCCGGACCTGGGCAGCGCGGTGGCCGATGCCCTTGACGACTTCGCGCTGCCCGACGTCTTCGCCCGCGCGGGCAAGCGCGCCAACGAGTACGGCGGCGCGGCGGTGTGGGTCGTCTGCGATGGAGGCGGCGCGCCGCACGAGCCGCTGAAGTTGGAGGACGTGAACGCGATCGTCAACTTGATCGTGGTCGATCGGTTCGAGTTGAGCGCGATGATCCCGCAAGGCGAGCAGAGCGCGACCTATTACATCAGCGACCCCTACGACCGCAACTACGGCACGCCCGCAGCCTACTACTACACGCCCGCCCAAGGCGGTCAGACCTTGGAGATCCACGCCTCGCGGCTGCTGCGCTTCTACGGCGCGGATGTGCCGGAGCGGTTGCGCCTCGGCTATTACAGCGGGTGGGGCGCCCCGATCATGGAGGGCGTGTTTACCACCTGGTCGCAGATGTTTATGGGCCAAGCGGCGGGCGCCGAGCTGATCCAAGAGTTCGGGCACATGGTCTACACCTTGGACAACCTCGCCGAGATCATGACCGGCGAGGGCCGCGACAAGCTCAGCGAGTGGATGGCGCTCCAGAGCGAGAGCCGCAGCACGCTGCGCGCGTCGGTGATCGGCAAGGGCCAGACCGCCGAGCGCCCGGTCATCCCGCTCACAGGATACAAAGAGATACAACTAATCCTCATGCAGATGTTCGCGTCTGAGCTGGGGTTCCCGCTCTCCAAGATGTACGGAACCGCGCCGGGCGGACTCTCGGGCGACGATCAAGCAGCGATGGACAATTGGTCTTCGCAGTGTGAGGTCTACCAGACCGAGCAACTTCGCCCGAACTACAACCGCCTGCTCCAGATCATGTTCGCGTCCAAGCGCGGCCCCACGCAGGGGCAGGTGCCCGCGCAGTGGACCGTCGACATCGAGCCGTACCACATCCCGACGCGCGAGCAAGAGGCGTCGATCACCAAGATATACAGCGACGCGGTCAAGATCCTGACCGAGGCTGGCGTGATGACGACCGCCGACGCCGCGCACACGATGCGCGCCATGCCCGGCTTGGTGATGTCCACAGACGCCCCCGTCGCGCCCGTCGCGCCCGTCGCTCCCGTCGAGGCTGTGCAAGTCGTGACCTCGCCCGCCCTTGACGTGGGCGTGCCGACCCCGACCGAGGCGGTGCCCGCGCAGGACAACGCCCTTAACGGCGCGCAGATATCCAGCATGCTGGAGATCATGAAGGCGGTCCAGACGGGGGAGATCGACTACGAGCCCGGCGTGGCAGCGATGCAGCGCGCCCTGCTGGTCGACGAGACGACAGCTCGCTCTCTCGTCGCGCGTCCAAGCGCCCAGCGCGCCGACGCCGCCGACAACTACACCGCGCCCGCTGCCGTCAGCGCGAACGCAGCGCGCGCGCTGGATGTGCGGGAGAGCAAGCCCGCGAGCCAGCGCGGCATGACAGGCGTGGGGCTGGCTCGCGCCCGCGACCTGTCGGGCGGACGTCCGCTGAGCCTCAACTCTGTGGCCCGCATGAAGGCGTACTTCGACCGCCACGAGATCGACAAGCAGGGCGAGACGTGGAGTGAGCAGGGCAAGGGATGGCAGGCGTGGCACGGGTGGGGCGGAGATGAGGGTCGCGCGTGGGCAACCGCCATCATCGACGGCCTCGACGAGTGAGGATGTGTCGGGCGAATCCGCTTGACACCCTCGACAAGGCGCGTAGGTTCGACCACGTCACCCCGCCAAGTTGACTGCTACCGTCCGCAACACGCCCCGCCGCACTCCTCACGGTGGGGCGTGTTGTTTCTTGCAACCCGTCTTAAGGCTTGCTTGACAAGCCCGAGCGAATGTGGTTGCGTACAAAAGACAAGTTGAGCCCGCGCTGTGCAACCAGCCGGACTCTTGACGGATCGCGGGTGGACGCGACCTCGTGGCTTAACGCCTAGCAGGTCCACAAGCGCATGGCAAGAGTAGACAGGTTTGATCGCGGCGAATTGACCCGCGAGCCCTATCTGACCTCCGAAGGGTTCCTGTTCGTGGAGGGCGTTGCGACGCGCTGCGGCGTGTTCTCTTACCCCCAGCCGGACGGCTCAACAATTCTAGAGCTCCGCGCTGACGCGGATGTTCTTGATCCCGAATCCCTCGCCACGCTGGGGCGCAAGCCTGTCACGCTCGACCACCCTACGGTCAACGGCAAGCGCGTTCTCGTGACGCCGGACAACTATCAAGAGTTCGGGGCGGGGTCGGTCGGTGAGCGCGTGAGCGCGGCGGGCGGATACGTCGAGGTGTCACTTTCAGTGCAGCGCGCCGACGCGCTTGAGGCCGTCCAGTCAGGACGCGCCCGCGAACTGTCGTGCGCCTATACCTGTGACATCGACGCGACGCCCGGCGACCATCCGCAGTACGGGCGATACGACCAGCGCCAAATAAATATCGTCTACAACCATCTTGCTGTCGTGCCCCAAGGGCGCGCGGGAGACGAGGCGCGACTGCGCATGGACTCAGTCGGGCAGATCACCACAAAGCCCTTAGAGGCAACGGAGCAGAACATGCTGAAGAAGATCACGATCAGGGGCCTCGACTATGAGATGCCCGTTGAGGTGGCGAACGCCGTGCAGGCGCTGCGCGCCGACATGATGGAGGAGATGCCCAAGGCGGACGAGATGCCCGACATGGGCGCGCGCATGGACGAGATGGGCGGCAGGTACGACGCCATGTGTGCGCGCATGGATGCGATGGACAAGGGCATGGAGATGCTGATGGACCTCGTGAGCAAGCTCGCCGACGAGGGGCTGATCCCTGAGATCGAGATCGAAGCGATGGCCCCGGAGCTGCGCGGCGACGCGATCGACATGACCCCCGAGGCCAAGGCGGCACGCCAGATCCTCCGCGACGCGCAGGCGCTCGCGGAGTTCAAGCACCGCTCGTCGCTCGTCTCCGCAGCCAAGACGCTGCGCGTCGACGGCTCAGACGACCTGACCACGTCGGCCTTGGAGGTCAAGGTGGCGAGCGCCTACCTCGGTCGCGAACTGCGCGCCGACGAGCAGACGCCCGGCTACTTGCGGGGTGTCCTCGCCACCGCCGTCGTCGAGGCCGAGAAGACCGCGACGCGCAACTTTGGGGCTGGCCTCGGCAGCCAGCGCGCGGAGACGCGCACCGATGCTGCCGACTCTCTGGAGAAGGCTCGCAACGGCTACGCCGCCCGCGTGTCGGGCAAGACGGCTTGATCAACCGGGCGCTGACTGCGCCCCACCTTGGAGTGTAAGATGCCACAGTTCTCCTACAACGATCCCCTGCCCGCTGGCCGTAACGGCCAGTGCGCGGACGTGTCCTATTACAGGGACGTCCTCACGCTGATCAACAGCAACCCCCAGGCCGCACAGGTCTCTACCGTCACCGTGTCAGGCGCGTCCAACAGCACGCTCTACCAGATCATCGTCAACGGTGTGACCCTCTCGTACACGTCTGACGTCGCCGCCACGCAGCAGGAGATCGCCGACGGCTTGGTCGCCGCGATCAACGTCGAGCCCGCGATCAGCGGCCTCGCGCGCGCCCTGTCGGCGGTCAACTCGTTCACCGTGACCTCGCGCCTGCCCGGCTTGGGGGGCGCGCTGACGATCAGCGAGGACAGCGCACAGCTCTCGGTCGCGGTCACCACGACCCCCGCCAATGCCTCGCCCGTCCCGTTCGGCCGCTGCGTCGTGCGAACTGCCGACCGCGAGGGGCGCCTGGTCGCTGACGCCGACTTCGCCGGCGCGAACGGGCAGTTCTCGTTCACGGCCTCCAACTCGCAGATCTACACGATCAACCTGGTCGTGTCCGGCGTGACCTATCCCGCGATCTTCACCGCGGACGGCTCGGCGACCGCCCTTGAGATCGCCACCGGCCTCGCCGCTGCGGTCTCCGCGCTGACGGTCGGGCTGACCGGGTCGGTCGTGGCGACCGACCAGTTGCTTGTGCAGGCGGACGACGGCATCGTCTTCACGATCGGCACCCTGTCCGCCGGCACTGGCGCGATCACTCGCGTCTCGTACAACGGCGGCGCGCGCCCCGTCGAGTTGTTCGTGGCCGAGCTCACCGACTCGTTCGACTCCTCAGAGATGGCCTCGTCCGGCCTCGCCGATGGCCTCGCTGGCTACCCTGGCAACCGCAGCATGAACGGCGCCCGCAAGGGCCGCTACATCGTGCCCGTCGAGGAGTCGATCGCGACCGGCGATCCGGTCTTCGTGCGCGTCGCCATCAACGGCTCGCTGAGTCAGATCGGCGCGTTCCGCAAGTCGGCCAATGCGGGCTGCGTGCGCATCGACACCCTGTACCCGTCGATCTCGTGGCACGCCCCGATCTCCTCGTCTCAGGCCAAGATCCAGCTCGGCTGATCGAACAACCAAGGGGCGCTCAGGCGCCCCGCTAAAGGAGTGCTAACATGTCCAATTTCAACCAGAACGGCTCTGGGCTGTTCGTCGGCGAGCAGCTGATGTCGCAGGCCAAGCGCATCTATGACGAGCAGCTGCCTCCGCTCAACGCGGATCTGCTCCTGCCCCCAACGGGCGCGGAGGATCGCGGTGCGGCTCAGTTCGCCCGCGAGGTCTATCAGTCGCAGGGGGAAGCAAACTGGGTCGCGGATGCTGCCGACGACCTGCCCCGCGTCAACGTCTCGGTGATCCGCGATGTGTACAACATCGATATGGCTGGCTGCGCCTACGCTTACACCCTCAAGGAGGTCAACGCCGCGCAGTTCGCCAACAAGCCACTGGAGGCGCGTCGCGGTCTGGCTGGTCGCCGCGCGATCGAGTCCTTCCGCAACTCGCTGTTCTTCATCGGCTCGCTCGCCAAGCAGATCTATGGCCTGTTCTCGTTCCCGTTCATCCCGCGCATCC